GTGTGGTCATGGCACCTTTCACGCTGGGCCCAAAACGGGAGGGACGTCCACTACACGACGTCGACTGGCAAGATCGGTTTTGACAGCGTCAGAGGTCTTGCTCGGGAGATCGACTTCTACCGCGCCTCCATCCTCAATCCGTTCCAAGTCGAGATCCTAAAGGTGTCCATCGACACCATTCCCTCTGGCGCGTCAAGGGAGTTTCTCCACTCGATGCTCCAGAGGTGGCTTTCCATCCAAAGCGGTCTGGAGACTTCGGTAATACCAGAGCTAGCCGATGAATTTAAGCGGGTAAGAGATGCCTTGGAGTGCAACTTCATGGAGACGCTGCATACCGCACATGAGCTAGAAGCCAGGAAGGCGATGGAGGCTCTGCTGCAGGACGACACGTCTTTGCTATCTGACACCACGCGGCTGTTGCCGCTTTGCATGTACGTGGGTCAGGCGACCATGCGGACTAAGCACATGCGGGACAGCGTTGCCAAGAGCAGATCAGAAGCGATAGAAGAGCCGACCAACAAGGCCTTGGCCGGAGCGTGGTGGTTCCTAAGTTTCGTTCACGGTGCGGCGTTTGGGCAGGGCCTGTATCGGTCACTTCACTCTTCGCGTATTTCCCTGCTGGCTACAACTCCTGAGGCGCCCTTCATAATTTCCGACCAACCGATAGTCAACATGCACCCCGATGTGGCCGCATCGCTTGATATGGTAATGCCACTGTCTCCGCTTCGCGCTATCGCCATATGTGATTCGGACCGGTTTTCTCCAGGCCTTCACTTCCTAGAGTGCGATGCGGTTGACGCGATAAATCGGCTGCAGGCCGAGCGCTCCACGATGATCTTCGCTTCGTCTGAGGAACACGTGCGTAGGTACTCCATGCCTGCGCTTAGTCGCCGGTAGGCGCTGCCCGCTTCACGCCGCGTCATGGCGTATGGCGATAGGGTGTGGAGATGTGCGGCCGCTTCGTCCAACGCCCTATCCTCGACTTCGGCCTGCCGTCGCTGGTCGACCTCGCGCCGGCGTTGGCCGAGATCCCTCCCAGCTACAACCTGGCGCCCACACAACGGGCGTCGGTCATCCTCGATCGGGGAACAGGCCGGCAGGTGTCCCGGCTCGCATGGGGCCTGCTGCCGTCCTGGGCGAAGGCCAAAAGCCTGCAGGGATCTACCTTCAATGCGCGGATCGAGACGGTGGCCACCAAGAGCGCCTTTCGAGCCGCCTTCAAGAGGCGTAGGTGCCTGGTCCCGATGGCCGGCTACTACGAGTGGTCGATCAGCGACGTGGACGGAAAGAAAGACCCATGGTTCATCCACGCCGACGGTCCTCTATGGGCTGCAGGACTGTGGGAGGACGCAAGCCCTTTGCTGGCCGACGACAACCTGGGAACCTTCACCATCATCACCGGCGACAGTAGCGGCGTGTCGGCCGATATCCACGACCGGATGCCTGTCTGGATCCACCCTGGCCAGCTCGATGCGTGGCTCACGGCCGAGGCGGACGACGCGATGGCCATGCTCCTTGCGTCCAAGGTGCCCGCCATGGAGGCGTATCGCGTCAGCCGAGCCGTCAACACCCCGCGCAACAACATCGAGCAGCTCCTGCAGCCGGTCGCTTAAACCGACGCCGGCGTCCCATTACTCCCAGCCAAATGGGGGTGGGATGTGTGCTCTGGCCAACCTGTTAGCCCTTACCGCCTCCCGGTATGCGGTGATCTTGGCCACGTCCTCTCGCAGGCGGGCCTCATGCCTGGCCACCCACATCTCGGCGCCGGCGCGACCCTGCTCATAGCTGGTGCACCAGCGGAACGGCCCGCCGGGGCCATGCCGGTGCCGGTCGAGACTGGCGATCCAGATCCCGTCGTTCACCCGTTGCATCAGTACGGCCACCCACACGCCGCTGCAGGCGATGACCGTGGGGGCATCGTCGGGGAGGCTGGCAGAGCGCGTCGTCCAGTAGAAGTCGGGGGGCAGCGGCATGGCGGGGAGGATACGGCTGACCGTCGCAAAGGCTGCGACAAGGGAGCGGGCTGCAGGCGTGCGCATGTGCGGCGGTGGGGATGCTGATGGCCCCCTTACGCGCGATAAGGTGCAATTTTTCAGGTGACCACGGGAAAGAGGTAATAAAGGTAACCACCCTGCATAGAGCGCCAAATTCATCTTAAAAAACAATGATTTATATTGAATTTGTCAAGGTAACAATTGGGTAACCTCTGAGTAATCCCATTACCTTCTTCAGAGGTAACATCGGCGGTAAAAAATTTCCTTATAAATCAATTACATTACTTTGTAGGGATCGAAAAATTACCTCAAATCACCTCGAAAGGTAACCGCCATTTTTCCTTTTCTATCAGTCACTTATAGACCGCTTGGATGCGCGTGTTACCTGGTTACCTCGTTCCCGTGGTCACCTGAAAAATTGGCCCCGCCCGAAGGTGGCCATAGGAGGCCACAGAGCGCCACGCAGACACCCCTGCCCCGCAGGGAACCGCAGGGCGGACCGGTGCCAGCGAAGCCCGGAGAACGCCATACAGGGCCGGGGCTGGGCCGCGCTGCAGGCAGTGCAGAAAAAGCACCCTATGAAGTGCGCAGGCGTGGCGGGGAGACGAGTGCGCGCGTCGCGGTCGGACACGCGACGATGCCTGCGTGACCGTGCTCATTGCCCGGTCTAACTACTGTCGGTGGCGGAATTGGTCTCGCGGTCGCGGGCTGCCCGGCGGGATGGGATATCATTCGGTGGTCGTGGCACCACTGATGCCGTTACGCCATTGTTCCATCCGCGTTACGGTATCGTTCCATCCCTGGAACAAGGGAGTGTGTGGAAAAGTGTATATCCGGGTATACAATCTTGCTCACCACTCCTCCTTCGCCGTCGTCATTAAGTTGGCTAAACGGCTTGGGACGAAAAAACCGCCGAAAGGCGGTTTTTTCACATCTGCAGGAAGCAAAGATGACCATTTCGACAGCGGTGTACGTCGACGGATACAACTTCTACTACGGCCGAATCCGCAGCACGGGGTTCAAGTGGATCGACGTAGTGCATCTGTTCGAGATCCTGCTTCGGGATCAAGATCCAGCGAACGAGCTTCGGCATCTGAGCTACTTCACCGCTATGGCGCTAGGGCGCTTTGCCACCCACGGAGCCGAGTCAGTTGCCGCTCAAGAGAGTTATCTGCGAGCCCTGGAACATCTGCATCCAACCCGCTTTTCAAAGACGCTGGGCAAGCACAGCATGGACAAGAAGGGGACGCTGATCCCCGCTTTCGTCCCTGACAAGCCTTACGATCGCACGCACCGCGTACGCGTCTGGAAGATCGAAGAAAAGCAAACCGACGTGAACCTTGCACTGGCCATGTATCGGGATGCCGCATCTGGGCGCTACGAGCAATTGGTAGTCTGCTCGAATGACAGTGATGTCGAACCAGTGCTAAAAGCCATACGGTGCGATTTCCCGAGTGTCAGATTGGGTGTGGTGACTCCACGCCCTCCCCCAGATAAGCACAAACCGACGGGACGAGCCGTAAGCTCTTCCCTCGATCAGCATGCAGATTGGACCAGGCAGTATCTTCTTGACGAAGAGCTGCAGAGAGCGTTGCTACCCGCCCGGATACACACAGGCAAGAAACCAATTAACAAACCGCCTCACTGGTAGCAGTTCTGACTCACTGCCGGTAAGCCGCCCGAAGGCGGCTTGTTATGGCTGTTATGTGTGGGTTACGGAGCAGGCAGGCGCGACTTGGCCACGTCGAAGTAATGACCGGTCATTTCGATGCCGGTCCAGCTGTAGCCCTCAGCATCCGCGGCTACCAGCGTGGTACCGGAGCCGGCGAAGGGATCGAGGATGCGCCCGCCCTGCTCGCAGATCCGAACCAGCTGGCGCATGAGGTCGGTCGGCTTGCCGGTGAGGTGATGCTTGTCCGACTTACGCACCGCCTCGCGGAAGACACCCGGCAGCGTTGGCGCCGCCCGGCCCAGCGGCATCCCGCCCTTGCTACCCCAAACGACGTACTCGGCCTGGTTGGAGAATCGGCCACGCTGCGGTCGCACGCCGCCCGTCTTGTCCCACACCGCCACACCGCGCCAGGTGAAGCCAGCGCACTGCAGCGCGTCGGTGGTCAGCGGCAACTGTCGCCAGTCGGTGAACAGCAGCACCGGGGCGCCGTCCCGCAAGACGCGGTTGCACTGCGCCAGCCACAGCTGCATCCATGCCAGGTGCGAGCGCTGGTCGCGTTCGTCGCTGGGGAAGTCGGCATGCAGATACGGCCCGCTGCTCTGCATGTACTTCTCGTTGGGGCTGCGCTGGCGAGCAGAGGCATGGACGCCGCCGCTGGCATACGGCGGGTCAGTGATGAGGGCGTCGAAGCTGTTGGCCGGCAGGGTCGGCAGGACGGTCAGGGCATCGCCGTGGATCAGTTCGTTTTTCATGGGTAGAGCCTTCTTCTTGGTGTCGCTCGCGGCGATCCGTGGAGAGACTCTGGGCCTTCATGTGGTTCATATCCCCACAACGGGGGCATTTCATCTGTAGGTCATAGTCGCCTGCGGCCTTGGCCAGCAGTCGGGCACAGGCTCCGCAGCGCAGGTTCTGGCGGCCAGTCATCAGGCTGCTGCCCCCAGCTCGAAGGGGTTGAAGCGGATCACCTCATCGCCCAGCCATTCGTTGAGCGCGGTCAGCCGAGTCTGCAGGGGTGATAGTTCCATCGCAGTCCACACGGTCGCCGCCTCGCGGATCGAGCCAAAGCCGCCACTGTTCTGCGGCACGATGCCAAGCAGCTGCGGCGGTGTCCGAAGGGACGCCAGCATGTCGTCGCGGGTCACGCTCTTGATGCCGGTAAATTCATCCTTTGCCGCAACCTCACTCACCGGAATCAGCTTCAACCCATCCTTGCTCCCGCCCGGCGAGTGCAGGAACAGGTTGCGGAAATTGCCCGGACCGCGTGACTCGCGCAGCGCGTTTCGGATGCCGTCCACATCTTCCTTCTCGGTCAGGGAGTCGGTCAGGTACAGGATGAACCCGGCGTGCGAACCGTTGTTGTAATACTTCCGGCGGAACAGCGTCGCCGATTCGTTCAGTAGGGCCGACTGAACAGCCGGCATCCATTCCGGTAGCCCGTAAATCTCCTGGTCAACATCTGCCTCGCGCAGTTGGAACACATCGCCGCGAGCAAACTCATGCTCGATCTTGCCGGCGCGGATCTGGAAGAACTCGCCGGGCTCCACGCCTCGGCGCATGTACTTGGCCAGCGGCACCGCCAGGGAGTGATTGACACCGGACATAGCGCGGCGGCGCTCAACGTAGGCCATGCCGAAGGTGATGTAGTCCAACGCCAGCTGCGCGAACGCCTCGCGACTGAGCAGCTTGTTCGGGCGGTACGTGCTGACCAACATGTTCCGCTTGAACGTAAGGCCGCTGTGCAGGTAAGGGTTTGCGCGTGTAGTGCGCGACAACCCATGCAGATCCACCGGCGGCTCGAAGTAGCGCCCGTTGCGCCAGCATTCGAGGTAATCGAGGATGCCGCGCGAGTCCAGCACCGGCGTAGGGTCACCAAAGGTGAACGCCTCGACGCCGGCCGGCGCGGTCGCGGTAGCGCCCTGGTCAGGGTCAGTCATCAGAAAATCTCCATGGAGCCGCGCGCAGCGGCGCCGCCTTCCAGCGGTTCGTTCTGCAGTGCGTGCATGAGTGCCCACGCCAGATCGGCGTGGCCTGTGGTGCGCGAGCGGCCGGCCGTGTAGGTCACTTGGCGCCCGCTCGGGGTAATGGTTTTCTGGATCGCGAGCAGCGACTGCGTCAGGTCTGTCCAGCCTGCGTCGTACTCCAGACGCTCGTTCTTGATGACATCGAACGCCTTCAGAACCAGCCGGGTCTTTACCTCGGGGGAGTAGTTGAAGATCGTCACGCCGGGGAAGAACTGCCGCACCAGCTGGGCCACACCGGTGCCCATGCCGGTTGCGTCGATACCGATATAGGTCACCCAGTACCGCAGCGTGATCTGCTGGATGAAAGCGGCCTGCGCCGCAAAGTCCATGCCCTTGAACTGATGGCGTTCCAGTACGCGGAACTTGCCACCGGGTACCAGCGGCGGAGCCACCACCACGATGCCGGCGCTGTCGCCTGTCTCGGCCGGGTCATACCCGATCCACACCGCACGGTCGCCGTAGGGGCGAAGCGCCAGGGGCTTGAAGTCGTCGGCCCACTCTACCCAGCTGTCGACCTGGCACGGCTGCAGCATCGTGAGCGGGAAAATGCTGGCGCTGTCGTCCACGAACTCGCACATCAGCAGATTGGCGAATTCCTCGGCGCTGTACTCGCGGCGCAGTTCCTCGATATCGAACAGGTCGCAGCCTCGGCCAGCCGCATCAAGTACGGTCACGATCTGGCGCCAGACCGCGTCCTCGCACCGGCGGCCACCCATCAGCCTCGCGTGACTCACGTCCAGCTGGATCTGCTGGGATACCGGTCGGCCTTTGTTGAAGCGGTCGCCAGTCCAGAACTCGAATGCTTCGTGCGCCATCGTAGATGGCGTGCTGAAGTAGGTCTTGCGCCACTTCGTGTGCATCGCCATACCGCTGGCGACCTTGTTCAGTTCTTTGAAACCGTAGGTCCAAAAGAACTCGTCGAAGTAGAGATTGCCATGGTAGCTCTGGGCGGTCCGGGCGTTCGTACCGAGGAAATACAGCTCGGCGCCGTTGGCGAGGGTGATCGGATCGCCGGTCAGATCCCGGTCCAGCACCTGACGCACAAAGCCACGCATGTAGCCTAGGAAGACGTGGGCCTGGCTCTTCGAAGCACTGAGGAAAATCTGATTTCGGCCGCTGGTCAGCGCATCAATCAGCGCCTCACGCGCAAAGTAGTAGGTGGCTCCGATCTGGCGCGATTTCAGGATGATGCGCGTGCGCTCGTTGCCGGCCCGATACCAATCGCGCTGGTAGTCGAAACAGCCGTCCACGAACGCCGTCTGCAGGCGCTCGATCTCTTCCTGGCTAAACTCGTTCTTGCGCGCCTTCTTCTTCGGTGCGGCGTTGCGGTTGGCCACCGCAGGATTCAAGTCTCCCTCGTTGCCACCGCCCTGGTATCGCTGGATACGAGCCTGCCGCTCAAGCTGGCGGTGCAGCAGGTCGATCTCCTTGAAGTCGCCGCCGGTCTTCCCTTCCTTGTGGATCAGGATCGCCAACCGCGCTTCCAGAGCGCCACCAATGCGCTCCACAGCGTCGGCGCGGTCCCATTCGTCGCGCGCCTTCCAGCTGTGGATCGTCTTCTCTTTCTCGCCGATCAGGCTGGCGATGTCGCACACACGCCAGCCCATCCAGTACAGGAACTTGGCTTGGCGTCGTGGATCGACGTGGAGTTTTTCGGCTACGCTGGTCACGTGAACAGGTTGCCCGTCGCCACGCGCGCGCAACACGGAAAAGCCTAGTAATACAGGCGCTTACACGCTCCACGCGTTGCCGCAACTTCGCCCTCATTCGACCATGGGTCATCGCATCGAGAACCGATGCGCACTGACACCAGCAGAGGGCGAAATGGCCGGTAAGACCGACAAAAAGAAGCTGCGTTCCAAGTTCTTCCGCGTCGCCGTCGAGGGCGCAACCACCGACGGCCGTGTGATCGAGCGTCAGCACATCACCGATATGGCGGCGTCCTACGATCCGCAGCTGTACGGCGCCCGCATCTGGGTGGAACACATGCGCAGCTTGATGCCGGATGGCCCGTTTAAGGCGTTCGGCGACGTCCTGGCTGTGAAGGCCGAAGAGGTCGAAGTCGGCGGCGTGAAGAAGCTGGCTCTGTTCGCTCAGATCGAGCCGACCGATGCCCTGGTGGCCATGGTCAACAACGACAAGCAGAAGCTCTACACCAGCATCGAGATTGCGCCGAAGTTCGCCGACACCGGCAAGGCGTACCTGCAGGGCCTGGCGGTGACCGACACCCCGGCGAGCCTGGGCACGGAAATGCTGGCCTTCGCCGCACAGCAGGGTGACAAGAGTCCGCTGGCAGCGCGCAAGCAGGCGCCGGAGAACCTGTTCACCGCGATGGAAGAAACGGAGATCGCTTTCGATGAAGTCGATCAACCCGCAGCGCGCCCGAGCAAGATGGAGGTTCTTCTGTCGAAGCTGTGCGGGCTGACCAAGCCGGAGCCCAAGCCGGCGCAGAAGGAAGACCCCGCCGCAGACTTCGGCAATTTCGCCGGCCAGCTGCTGGCCACCTTCACCGCGCAGGAAGAGCGCATCGAAGAACTGTCGGCGAAGAACGACGAACTCACGGCGAAGGTCAAGGCCCTCGGTGACCAGGTGGTTGGCTTCCGCAAGACGCTGGATGAGACCCCGCAGACGTTCAACAAGCGCCCGCCGGTTTCCGGCAGCGGCGGCAACGTCGGTGACGCCACCGACTGCTGATTCCTACCAGCCCCCTACTTACGGAGCAACGCAATGCGTACCGAAACCCGCACACAGTTCAACCAGTTCACCCGTCGCGTGGCAGAACTGAACAACATCGAATCTGCCGCCCTGTCGTTCTCGGTCGAGCCGAGCGTGCAGCAGACCATCGAGCAGCGCATTCAGGAGAGCAGCGCTTTCCTGTCCGCCATCAACATGCCCGGCGTGATCGACCTCAAGGGCGAGAAGATCGGCGTGGGCGTGAGCGGCACCATCGCCGGCCGCACCGACACCAGCGGCAATGGCAAGCGTGAGCCGGCGGATGTGACCGCACTCGACAAGACCGGCTACGAGTGTGTGCAGACCAACTACGACACCGCCATTCCCTACGCACGTCTCGATGCGTGGGCACGCCAGAAGAACTTCCAGACCGTTCTGCGCGACGCGATCATCCAGCGCCAGGCCTTGGACCGGATCATGGTCGGCTTCAACGGCACCAGCATTGCACCGACCACCAACAGCTCCACCAATCCCCTGCTGCAGGACGTCAACAAGGGCTGGCTGCAGCAGTACCGCGAGCATTCCGGCAAGCGTGTGATGGCCAAAGGCAAGGCCGGCGACAAGATCGTGATCGGCGGTACCGACAAGGCAACGCGTGACTACGCCAACCTCGACGCGCTGGTCATGGACGTGGTGTCCACCCTGATCGACCCGTGGCATCAGCAAGATCCGGCGTTGGTCGTCGTGCTCGGCCGCAACCTGGTGCACGACAAGTATTTCCCGATCATCAATCAGGACAACAAGCCCACTGAGCAGCTGGCTGCGGATCTGGTGCTGGGCACCAAGCGCATCGGTGGCCTGCAGCCAGTGGTTGTTCCCTTCATGCCGGCCGATGCTCTGCTGGTCACCTCGTTGGACAACCTGTCCCTCTATTGGCAGATCGACGGCCGCCGTCGCTACATCAAGGAAGAGCCGGAGAAGAACCGCATTGCGAACTTCGAGTCGTCCAACGATTGCTACGTGGTCGAAGACTATGGCCGTGGCGCCGTGGTCGAGAACATCAAGGTCGTTGAGCAGGATGAAGCTCCGAAGGTCGGGGGCTGAGGCCATGGCCGACAGTCCCGCCAAGCGGCACCTGCAGCGCGTTGAAGCCGAGGAAGCGGCCAAGCGCGCAGCGGGCGGCAACCTGATTGAGGGCACGCCGATCTATCAGCAGACGCTGCTGCAGCTGGCCACCGACCGCGCTCGACTGAAACAGATCCAGTCGAGCAAGGCCAAGGGCCAACTCAAGTCCGCGCTGCTGCCGACCTACGATGCGTACATCGAGGGCGTCCTCGCTGCCGATGCCGGTGGCCAGGATGACGTGGTGTCCACGCTGATGCTATGGAACATCGACGCGGGCCTGTACGACGCGGCGCTGGACATCGCCGCCTACGTGCTGGCACACGGCCTGACGATGCCCGACCGATTCGAGCGCACCGCCGGCTGTGTCGTTGCCGAGGAAATCGGCATCGCCGCGCTCAACGCGTTGAAGACCGGTGCGGCGTTCGACCTGGGCGTGCTGAATCGGGCTGTCGAAGTGACCAAAGGCCACGACATGCCCGATCAGGTCCGCGCCCGACTGCTACTGGCCCGCGCTCGCTGCTTGCTGCCAGCGGCCCCAAACGAGGCGCCGCAGGATGCGGAGGCTGTCGGCCAGGCAATTGACGATCTGCGCGAGGCCATCCAGCTGCACGACAGCTGCGGCGGCAAGGAAGACCTCAAGCGCGCCGAGCGCCTGATGAACAAGTTCGAGGCCAGCCAGTCCAACGGCTGACCTCACACCGAGCGTACCCCGCAACCCCGCCGGCTCGGGGCCGATCACCAAGACCTCTCTCCCTTGGTGTGACGCCCCGACCACCGGCGACCTACGAGGCCACCATGAGCAGCTTTGTTGCCAACGCATCACCCGCCGCCAAGCAACCCAACGTCACCGCCGGCGCGTTCTGGCCGGAGATCGACGTGGTTGCGCTGCGTGAGGCGATCCGCGTCCCCGGCGACATACCGGCACCCCGGATGCGCAGCACCGTGGTGTCGGCGGTCATGGACGTAACGCGGGAACTGGAAGCGTGGCAGGCAGGCAAGGAAGCCGCCGGCTATTCCACCCTGGCCGACGTGCCGGCACAAATGATCGACGGCAGCACGCGACTGGTGCAGCTGTACCTGCGCGCGATCGGCTGCGCCACCGCCGTCGAACTGCACGAACGCTACCGCTCCTATGACGCCACCGCACAGGGTAACCAGCGTGCGGAGGAACTGACCCCGACCATTGATGAGATCCGCCGCGATCTGCGCAACGCCATCTGCGACCTGCAGGGCGTGCCGCGCGTCACGGTGGAACTGATCTGATGCGCGTCGTCTCGATGCAGGGCGACACGCTTGATGCGCTCTGCCACCGGCACCTGGGCACCACCGCCGGCATGGTCGAGAAGGCACACGCACTGAACTACGGCATCAGCCTGCATGGGCCGGTCCTGCCCATCGGCACTGTCGTGTTACTCCCCGACGTACCCGCACCGTCCACCGGCGCCGCTATGCGCCCCCTTGTTCAGCTATGGGATTGAAGATGACCGAACCAACCTCTACCGGCAGCATGGCAGCACTGGCAACGGGGGTCGGCCTCGCGTCGATTCTGCCGGGGATCCAAACTGATGCCTTCCTGGGCGCCTTCGCCGGCGCCACCCTGTTCGTCGTGTCGGCCAAGAACCTGCCGATCTGGAAGCGCCTGGTGTATCTGGCCATCAGCGTCGTGGCCGGCTACCTCGGCGGCACCGAGGTGATGCAGCGCTTTGGCGTGGTATCCACCGGCCTTGCCGCGTTCATCTGCGCAGCGGTCATCGTCACCCTGACCCTGAGCCTGATCGAGCGCAGCCGCACGGCTGATGTGACCCGCCTGCCGCGTGGAGGCTCCGATGGCTGAGTTCCTGGCCACCGCCACGCTGCTGTGCAGCCTGGCCATCTGCATCCGCCTGCTGACCTACCGGCCGGCACCTGGCGCCAACCACCGCCCCGCCATCGCCTGGTGCGCATGGCTGCTGATCGCCGCCACCGGCGGCCTGGCGCTGCAGATCATGCTGCAGGGCGCCCGTGCCCACGTCACCGTCTGGCAGCTGCTGCTACTGCTGGTCCTGCTGGTGGCCACCTATCGATCGCGCGGCAATGTCGCGCACCTGTTCGGGAGCAACTGACGTGCTGACCGCCCCACAACTGGCGCAGATCATGCAATGCCCGCTCCCCCGCGCTCAGCGCTGGGTGGCGCCGTTCAATGCGGCCATGAAGCGCTTCGGCATCAACACCCCCGTGCGCGCCGCGTACTTCCTCGCACAGGTCGGCCACGAAAGCCTGAGCCTGTCGCGCGTGGAGGAATCGCTCAGCTACAGCCGCGAGCGCCTGCTCGAAGTGTTCGGCAAGTACGTCGAAGGCCCCGAGGCTGCCGCGTTCGTCCACCAGCCGGCGAAGCTGGGCAACCGCGTCTACGCCAACCGCAACGGCAACGGCAATGAGGCCAGCGGCGATGGCTACGACTATCGCGGGCGCGGCCCGATGATGCACACCGGCCGGGGCAACTATCGCCACATCGGCCAGCTGATTGGCCAGCCGCTGGAAGAATTGCCCGCCCTGCTGATCGAGCCGGAAATCGGCGCCATGGCAGCGGCCGCGTTCTGGCACGACAACCACCTCAACGCCTACGCGGACCAGCGCGACGTGCTGAGCGTCAGCCGTGTGGTCAACCTGGGCAACGCCCGCAGCCGCGCCACGCCGAACGGCATGGCCGACCGGACCGCACGCACCAACCGCGCCCTGGCCGCGCTGGGCGCACGCTGATGCTCTACCGCGCTCTTGCCATCGCGGCCCTGATCGCGGCCACAGCCGGCCTCTTCAGCTGCCAGCAGCAGCGGGTGAATAGCGCCACCACCGCGCTGGACCGCGCCAACGCCGCCCTGGCCAGCGCCAATGCCGAGAAGAAGGATCTGGCTGGCAAGCTGGAACTGGCACAGGGCACCACCCGCGTCGTGACCGAGTATGTGGATCGCGTACAGATCGTGCGCGACCGCGGCGACACCATTACCAAAGAGGTTCCCGTCTATGTCACTCCGACCGCTGATGCCGCTTGCGCTGTGCCTGTTGGCTTCGTGCAGCTCCATGACGCCGCTGCGGCAGGCATCCCCCCCGCCGGAACTGCCGGAGATCCTGATGCGCCCGCTGCCGGCGTTACGCTCTCTGTCGTCGCCGAAACCACCGCAGCCAACTACGGCCAGTACCACGCCGCCGGCGAGCAGGTGACGGCGCTGCAGCAGCTGGTTATCCAGCAGCACACCGCCCTGGCCGAGTGCGCGCGGCGATGAAGAAGCCGCAACTGCTCCGCCAGCACCTGGTCGCGGCGATGCCGGCGCTCGCCGCAGATCCCGAACGCCTGCTGGTGTTCGTGGACGACGGCGGGTTGGGGGCCAGCTTCGCGGCTGGCCTGTCCTTCCAGTACCGCTACACCCTTGAACTGATCCTGCGTGACTTCGCCGGTGCACCCGAAGCCGTCATGGTGCCGCTGCTGCAGTGGTTGACGCGGCACCAGCCCGAGCTGCTGGGCAACCCCGACAACCGCGAAAAGCTGGCCTTTGAGGTGGACGTGCTGAGCGATACCGTGGTCGATCTGGCCATCCGGCTACCGCTGACCGAGCGCGTGCGCGTCGTGCAGGACGACGCCGGGGTGTTTCAGCTGCAGTACCTGCCAGAGCCGCCCGCAGAGTGGGAACACCGCCATACGCTCGCTGGTGGCCCGCTGACGGCCGACGGTGAAGTGTTGGGCACCCTGCCGGCGATCACCGAGTGAGCGAGGATCTGCAGCGTCTGGAGGCGTGGGTAGCGCCGCTGCTGCAGCAGCTCAAGCCTGCCCAACGCAGCCGCCTGGCACGCAAGGTCGGCACCGCCGTGCGGCGCTCGCAGCAGAAGCGCATCGCGGGCCAACAGAATCCCGACGGCTCCCCGTTTGCCGCGCGACGCAACGCACCG